CATATTGTCTACATATCTATATTATTTCGAACCGCGTTGTGCCACAACAGCGGCTGGAAGGAGATATCTTTACGAGTTGCCTCTGCTTTCAGGACTTGGGAGGTAGTTGTATATTGCACCCTCAGAAAGAAGATCATGATACCAACAATCATCACAAACATCGCAATATTGAACCACCACGATCCGTGAAGACTACGAACATTTTTAGAGTGCATCAAATTGTTCTGGACACGAAGAATCGTTTCGTCGTCCACCAAGTGCATAATTGTTTTTCACATATACATAATGCTTGCCGCAATAACCGCCGGAACAGCCGTTTGCTGTTTCGCTACGGCATACGGACTTCATCAAGTTGCGCCTGTCAAACCCATCACCGATGAGGACGAGATTGTGAATAAGTCCACATTTGGCACTGTGAATCTCCTGCCCGATGCAGACCTCAAGACGAAGAGTCTTCAAGAGTTGATCGATGCCTATCTAGACAAACGAGCGTCACTTGATGATGTTATGATGCTGGCGACTCGGACTGCGAATCTGCGGGACGCGTTTGCAGCAGTGACCCAAAAGACAACGGCTCTGCCCGCTGGAGAGGAACATGCACGCTTCCTATTTCTAAAGAAGGCTGCCCTCGATCATTACCCCGAGCTTCGCCCCCCTCCCGAGCCGGTTGTTCTTGCTGCTGCCGCCGCATCCGCGCCAGTAACTCCCCCACAAACGGGTGGAGCTCACCTACGATATTCAGTCTCGATAAAGCGGAGGAGTTTGCGACGACAGCGCGCAAAACCTCTAGTTGTTCTTGGAATGTAAGGGTTTTAATATCTACTGACAGATGTCCGTACAAAATACTTTGTAGGATATCGTCCATTTAGGCTGTACTGTGCAGGCTTTGCGTATATGGGTTCGCGCGGAACGCGTCCAGGATCGCAGGCTCCATACGCGTCGTCTCAATGCTCTGGTCCAGCGGGAGGTTGAACTTGAACTCTCCCTGCTGCTGAGCATCGGCCGAGGTGGGAACTACGTTGGCGTAGCCCGAGAACTGGCGAGTATTGATCATCATATCCTCGTCCTTATTCACCTTGACTGCACCTACGATCTGCTCGTTCGTAGGCAGCGAAATGTTGCCAGGAGCAGCGTAGTTGGTCATCACAGATGCCTCGCGACCAGGATTCGTGTAAGCCTGATTGTACTGATCCACCAGGTACGTTCCCTCAGTGGCACCTCCCGCACCGCCGCCAGGACCTACCCAATCGCCAACTGTTAGACGAAGGAACTGCTCAAAAGGCTCCGTGAAGGCGCGGACATAATTCGCTGAGCTAAATCCCGCACCACCCGTACCATAGTACTCCACTGATGTCGAGTCACGCTGCTGCTCCTTCTGCATCTGCTGAGGGAATGCGGCAGGGCTCACCTGTGCGCCCTGCGTGGTGTTGAGATACAGCAGCTGACCTGTGCCGTCCTTGTTCTCTGACAGAACCTGGAAGCGATCGGGGCGATTCTTATTGACAGGCGCCTGCAGACCGGGCTGGGTGACATAGTGCGCGCCAGGGACAACGGGAGCATCGTACGACAACTTCGGCTTGTTCGCCGCGCGAATCTCGTCGGTCGTGCGCGGCTTGGCGAACTCCTGGAGCTCGTTGAACTGCTGGTAACCGCCGCTGCCGAGGTTGTTGTATCCGTCGTTGATACCCGGAGCAACAAAGGTGCGATCAATCGGGAAGACATTCTTCATGTTATTGCCCGCCACCATGCGTGACTGCATGAACTCCGACTCGTTAGCATTTCCGAAAGGAATGCCGTTACCAGGGGCAACCTCGTACATCGAGGCAACCTCCTTCTTCTGGAAGTAGTCGCTACCCGTACCCGCAAACGAATCGAGAATAGACTGATTGGCATTTCCACGGAGATTCTGGGTCACCTTCGCACCGAAAAAGGGAACCATATTGGCATGACCCTGGGGAGCCTGCGCCATGCTCACACGCGAGTTGGTGGGATCAGGGTCAGGACCTGGGACGCCATCTGAAAACATCTCGCGATGTCCCTGGGTAGCAGTCTTATCTCCATACTTGGTGGCAAGGATGTAACCGAGCAGCCCAACTCCAGTAAAAAGAGCTACCTCAATCATTACTTAAGGTTGTGAAAATTAGAGGGACCCATTAGGCGTGAAGGCGCACGGGTGTTCTTGAAATACTCAAACGGCGGAATCGCATGCTCCTGGGGCTTATAGACCAACCACTGGAAATTGTTCGGCTGCAGGCGCTCCTTGGCTAGAGGGACATTAAAGGCGCCGACAAACGGCGTGCGAGGCGGGGCGTCCTGGGCGTTCACAGGGGTCTGAAACGTCCAGCGCGACTGTTGCGTATGCGCATCTTCGGGTGTCCAAGTGCTCATGTCTTATTACTTACCTCCAACAAGATTTGTCATTGCAGTTCCGAGGAACGAGAATGTCTCTCCAATCCCGTTAAGAATAGCTGTGAGGTTCGTGTCAATTGTCTCAAATGGCGAAGCTAGTTCTCCTGTCCTTGTCCGAGATGACTGGATGTTGGAGGTATCTGGGGGCGGGGGAGGAGGAGCCTGTGGGGCATACGACCACGACGCATTGTTGAACGGGGACACCACAAAGTTCTTGAGACGGCGGCGGAAACGCTCAATCATCTTGTCCTCCTCGGCATCCTTGGCAGGGACCTTAGCTGCGGGTCCAAGCGCCTTATCGGGGCGCACACCAAAGCAATTTACTCCGAACTTCGTGGCAGGGTTGAAGTATCCGCCATTGACTCCCGGACGACCGCACTCGATGCGCTTGGCGGGATCGGTCTCCTTCTGGCGCTCCTTCCACGTATCGTACTGAGTGGGAAACAGAGCCAGCCCGTCCGCCGACCATCCGTATCCACACCACTCGGCACCCTCCTGGTACGCCTTCTCTAGCTGCTGGTACGAGGCAAGCTCTCCGCCGTACGCCTTGCACACCGCATGCGCCTCCTTGTAGGTGAAGATGTTATCAGAGATGTAAAAAACCTCAGGAGAATTTGGAAGTGGCTCGGGAGCTACATCGTGCGACGGCTCGTAGGTCGTCTTGCTCTCAATCGGCATCGGGTGCGTGTAATAGGTGATATCCAGCTGATCTCCCTGAGCCGACACCTCGACAAACCCAAAATAAATAAGGATATATACGAGAACGGCAATCAGCAGAAGAAACGTGATTAGCGACATCGTGTCCGTCGCGGCTAGATAGACCGACACAATAATAACTATGACCGCAAAGGCGATCGTGAGAACAACATAGGTCGTTCGGAGCTGGGGACTGACCTTACCGCCTTCCATTAGTTTTCACCGAGGAAATAAAGCAGGACTCTCATAGCGCTATCCACTGGGAACTTGTGCGAATCCATCTGCTGAACTCGCGTGTCGTCCAAGATATGCCATGGGTTGCCTGCAGGCAGCTTTCGGGCATACGTCCACCAGTGCCCACCGTTAAAGCAGATGACTCCAAACAGATGGTATTTCTTGCCGTTCAGGATCAGTAGGCTGGAATACTCAATCGGATCCGACCAGATCATGAAGATTTTCGGGAATGACCCAAACATCAGCTGCTTGGTGCATCCCAGTCCCCGGCACTTCTCGCACTTCCACTCCTCAATGGTTGTGGGACGAACGTGTTCTTGAATCGCCTCAAGAAGCGGAATCCCTTTCTTGGAGGGCATCAAGTGCGTATCCAGTGTTGATGTTTTGCGGAATTCGGAGACTCCACAGCTGTTGCACGTGATTTTGTCGCCGATATCAAATCGGAAGTACTTGTCCAGCCAGGGGAGCTTGTCACACAGATGCGTGATGAGTTCGTGGGAGTCTCCGATATTCTCACCCGCCGGCATATAGGTGGTCTTGATGCACTCAAATAGATCGCGAAGTCCAGCATTTCCCTTGGTGCGATAGACAGCTTCCATGCATACGTCGATAGGATTCTCGCGATCCACATTCTCCCGCTTGGAATAGTGTTCTTCAAGGGGCGGGCAGGAAAACAATCCTTGAAGAGCAGCATTGACCCAACAGCTTCCGCGGTGATTCGGAAGTCCAAACATGATTCTCTTATCTACTAGCGAACAAATCCACTAAAGGCTTTAAGCGGGCGTTGTTTTTCAGGAGGCGAGTGTTCTTTACACCCAACCAAGTCTGACCTCCAGACGTACTCCGGGCCTGGAAGTTTCGGTTTTTGTCGGCTCAGGTGTTCCCGCTGTTCAGCGGTTGCCACATTGAAAAGAATGATGACAACAACGGCAATTCCAAGTAGAGTCCAAACGCTCAACTTCATTATTCTTTGGCGCGAAATGATTACCGAGAGAACGCATCAAACGAGTTCAGGAATCCAGGGACATCACGGAGCTCAGATCCATCGCCGGTCCCCATGTATCCTGGAACCCGCGAGGCATCCCGTCCTCCTGCGTGGCGCCCACATGACATGGAGAACTTGGTGCAGGTGCAAGGAACAATCGAACTCTTCTTCACAAATGGAGCAGGCTTGATTTTCTGTCCAGCGTGAGTGCATTTCTTATCGCAGCACTTGCTACATCCCGTATCGGGTCCTGGGAGAGTCAAGTTTGCATCGGCAGGGTGCTCGGGCTTAGGCTTGGGTTTAGGAGCCGCAGATGCACCGAGCTTCTTTGGAACTGGGGTACGTTCAAGGAACGTCAGGAGCTTATTTGCCAGCTTGTGGATATTCTCAGTCGGCAGCTTCGCATCAGGCTTCGCCGCCGGCGTCTTCTTCTTCTTCTTGGGATCTGTCAGGTGTTCGCGACCATCTAGATTGTAGCTAATAATAGCAGCCACAACCAGGACCCCCGCGAGTACATACCAAAGGTTGAACTTCATTACTTTCTATGCAATACCAAAATCTATCGCGAGATATTCGAGATGGGGTTGGGGTTCTCGGGTTGGGATGGATGCTGGTAAGGCATAGTGTTCAGGGGCACTTGATCATATGATTTAGCCGAGCTCCCCGACCACCTATCCAGAACACGAAGGAGGCGCTTGGAGAAGTTGTCCCAGAAGAGAATCTCCGAGTTTCCTGTTGGCGAGGCGGTCGAAGATGCCGGGGTTGCTGCCTTCGCAGTAATCTTGGGGGCAACAGAGGGGCGCAGTAGAGCAGGCGGCGGAGATGCGGGTGCAGGAGCACGGATGGCGCGCCACGACCTGATCTTGGCATCGCCGGCAGCAGAGGTTGTGGGAACAGGGAATCCCAGGGTGCTCTTGACAACTCCACCGACACTCATACGAAGGACAAAGCTGACTCCACCCATCGTGTGCTGTCCAAGGTTGTAGTAGTGAAAGGCAGCCGTACGTTCCGGAATCTGGTACTTGTATCCGTCACTGGTCTCAATGGTGAATCCGTACTTATTGACCACATCCGGCGGCTCCCAATAGACGACCCAGTTACCCTTTCCATCCATCCACCGCATGAGGTTCTTAGCGGATTTTGGACGAGTTTCATTATCAACAGTCGTCATACGACGGGGAGCGGGGGCAGTGGAAGCACATGGTTTCTTGACGTAAATCTTCGCCCCGGGATAACGTGCGCCTCCCGAAGGTCCGATTGTTGCATCTTCGTTAAATTTAGAATAAGCAGATGCACCAGGTCCCCGCGATTGGCTGAGGACTGCCTTGCATGCCGCATCGGCGGAACAAGCAGCTTTTGCTTCATCCAACGTAGTGTATGACCCTGAGGATTTTTTAATACACTCCATTTGAGCCGCTGTAGGTTCAGTTCCCGGAGGTGGGAAAGAACCACCGTAACACGCCGTTACAGCCGACAACGTCTTGCTCATATAGTTTCCGTATGCCTCAGCGCTTACGAAGTTTCCAGATTCACCATCAACAGGATCCCCCCAGCATACCGGGTTTTTAAGTCCCTCGCGTCGCGGCTCAGAGAACCACTCGGTCAAAAGGAGATACATGAGGAGGACAAGTATGGTTCCCACAACTAGAAGGTGAAGTGGCGGTGTCTTCATTACATATAGGTTCTATTTTCCTGGAATGAGTTCGCCCACAGAGGAGGATCCAGCCCGGGACTGCGACGACAGAAGTCCATTCACCGCTGTAGGTGTCGTTCCAAGGGTAGAAGACACGTCTATGTTCGGAACATCCAGGGATGGAAGAACTTGCACATTAGAGTCGGGAGCCTCAAAATGCTCCACTGGCTCTGGTCCCGTCTCTTCCTCCTCTCCAGTCATGTGCTCGCGTTCGCGATTAAAGAGTAGCCATCCAGGAAGCTCTGTACGCGTATCCGGCTGCCTGGGGCTCTGAATCGATGTATGAACGGGCATCACTACAAACGCAAAAAGCATAATAAGAATAGCGGAAATAATGACCAAGACATCCGTGCTGAACATTTCTCTTTACTAGATATAATGGTAAAATATCGCAGTCGCACAACCAAGACCAAGAAAGCGGGACGCAAGTCGCGTAAGCAGCTGCGCAAGAAGACGATGGCGAAGCGTCCCCGTAAGCTTCGCGGTGGGTACTCGCCGATTGGACCGGATGGAGGAGCACAGGGAAAGGTACCTGATTCGTATCCTTCCCAGCAGTCAGGTGCTCTACCCGATCCTATTGCTGCGGCTGGTCTTCCTATTGGAAAAATCGCTTATTAAATGCTCGGGCAGTCGGTTCAACCCCCATCCATGCAGGAGACATCGCCGAATACGAGGCTTGTTCTAGAAGATTTCCAGGCTGAAACTCCATGAATCCAGTAAAGGGTGTAGGATACCTCTTTTCTGGCTTTTCTGCAAACGGTATAGAAACAATGGGACATATCTTCCCCGACTTTGCGACGCTGGCGATGTAATCATCGTACTGCGCTAGATTCTTGAAGGGTAGAGGGATATCTCCTGGGCGATGTCCAACAATGACGTCTCCGAGAGGGTACAGCGAAGTCACACACGCACCTGACATTATATTGTTCAAGTAAAATAATGGTCAAGAAGTTCAGTTCCGAGAGCGATCAATCGGCCGTCAAGCGCGAGCTGTCAAAAAATACCCCTATGGTGGTTCGATTTCACAAGGAGTCCTGCCCTGCGTGCATGATGTCCGAGAAGACATGGGACGAGTTTGCTCGCAAGCCCCCTGCGGGGATGAAGGTTCTCTCCATTGAAGAGAAGGCGATCCCCCCTGAAGTTATGGGTGGTATCTCTGGCTTTCCTACGTACGCCGTGCTCGGCAAGAACGGAGGGAAGAAGCACCACACGGGTGCAATGATGAATGTGACTGATATTGAGAAATTTACCCAGCGTGCATAGGCTCACCCACGCTTCCCTTTGCAACGACGTATCCCTCGGAAAGAACCTTCCGCGAGACATTGTCCTTATTGAGGAACTCCTGGAAACCGCCTAGGTCGTTCGGGATGGTGGTGGATGGCTGGGTATTGAACTGACGAATCGACTGCATTAGACCGAACTTGTCCGATGTATCCATGAACAGATCCGTGGTCTTCGAATACGCCTCCTCAATGCTTTCCTTGATAGGGTGAGCAGTGATGTCCGGAGGAGCGGGGGAGCGATTGACGTTATCCACGTAATCCGTGAAGAGAACGTTCATGAACGGATTGCTCGCCTTTGGGGTTGCAGCAGGCCCCTTCTTGGCCGCAAACGTCTCCTTGAGAATCTGCGTCTCAGGGTACAGACGGACTAGAACCACAGAGAGGAACATCACCGTCGGAATCAGGAGAAGGAAGTTCGTCTTACGCGTGATTAGGGCAATCAAGAGAGACGAGTATATCGTGAAGCGCACAACCGCATTTAGAGCCTCTGGAACTGTCATGTCATTCGTGGGGACGAATCGCTTCCAGTTTGTGAAAAGGTTTGCTGGATCTTTCAGCCAAAATATCTCGCGGCCCATTATTGCTTTCACGTCATTTTTTTCCAGCGTTCCTGTCACGAACCTTCTTCTGCATCCGTGCCAGCATACGTGCGCGACGAGCATCGGGGTGGTTGCTCACGATAGTTGCCGAATCGTTCGTGGGTCCCTCGCCCGCATCGCCAAACAGCTCAGTCTTAAACACCTTGCCCAGCGACTGCTTGAACTTCTCCTTCAGCATCTCGATTTCCGCAATAAACTCCTCGCGCTTGAGACTGCCGTTCTTCATCTTCTGCTCAATGAGTCCCTGCACCACCGAGATTGCCCGCTTCGTCACTGGGTGTTCGGGATTCTTTGCCATCTCAAGAAGACCGTGAATATCGGTGAAATCAATCTCGTTGAGTCCAAGCTTCTCAACATCCAGATTCTCCAGGACCTCCATTCCGAGCTTCATGAGCTTGGTGTTCTTGAGCGTCTCTAGGAGATCCTCGATGCCGCTCTTCATCGTCTCATCGTTCAGGACATCATCCACCTCCGACGTCTCCGTCTTACCCGTCACCTTAGACCACATGGACTTCACGGTCTCCATAATGTCCGCGCCGAGGTAAGAGCAGACCAGAAACATACGAATGTACGTCCATAGCGCTTCCTCCTGCTTCGACGTAGCATCTTTCATGAGAAGGGAGAAATCGAGCCCGCGGAGAAAGTACTGCGGCTCCTTGAAGATCGTTTTATCCTTCTGGACAATCTGCATGAACAGAGGCTGGATCTGCTGCTTGATGTACCCTACCTCCGACTCATAGTTCATCTCGCCAGTCGTATAGCATTCATGGAGGGTGATTCCGGGAAACTCCTTGACAAGATTGTCCAAACAGTCTCGCAGAATGGTCTTGACGTCAAACGACATTTATAAGTGTTGTCAGAGATGATTGTAAATACTTTAAGCGACACGGTTTCCGCCACGGTACGCGAGCGACTTCTCATCCTGCTTCGAGAGGCACAGGCATCCTGCGTCCGATGTAATGCTCGACGGGCAGCACTCGGGCTTGAATGTGGAGTCCTCAAAGGCAAAGATCTCATTGTCGTTGGCCGCCGCGTACGGCTTCAGGGGCGTGGGAGCCGAACGGAGGTCCTGAGGCGCACCCATCATAGCGGCAATTCCATTGTACATCCCTCCCGTGCTTCCATCCGCGGGGGCACCAATCTCCTGCTGCATGAATCCCTCGCGGCCACCCAGGAGGAAACGAGATGCAATAGCAGCAACAAATGCGGCAATTCCTACAGCGAGAACAATCGTTGTCTTGTCCTTCATTCTTATTGTCTTACGCGGACTTTTTATTTAGTTGTTCAAGGACTTTCACTTGTATCGCGGCTAGGACTTGCGGATCGTGAGAATCAGCATAGTCGCGCGCATATCTATTCTCCATGAGTGGGATGACTCCGTGGTGATTGTCCATGAACAGCTGCATCATACCTCCTTCCAACTGGACAACTCCATGGATCTTTCCGGCTGTCGTCAAGGTTCCAGGCTGGCAGTCGCGGAGAGGGATGTATCCCCCTACAGCATCGATCAGGGTAGTTGGATCCATCGGTTTCATCTCAATCTCCTCTTCAATCTCCTCATAGTCTGAGAACTGGATATCTCCAATCCAGATATGGTGGTTGCTCGTGTTGAGACAGATGATTTCGGAAGGGTAAGGGAGGTCGAACGGCAGGGCGTGCGTCGAGTTCTTGACATACATCCACACGCCGTCTTCGCATACTAGGTGCTGTCCAGCGACAATGACATTTTTGTAGTTGAAGAGCTTAACGTCATCGGTGGTAAAGCGCATGGTAGCCCTCACGCGACTTCCATGGCTCAGGACGTCCCCTACCTTAACCTCGCGGACCGGGACCGATGTTCCGTCAGCTTTCTGGACAAGGGTATCGGGATGGAAGCATGAGAACCCAGTCACGGACATAGCAATGCCCAGGGGAATGAAGAAGAAGAGAAGCGCCGGGAAGATCAAGGAAAGAACCACGGCAAGCCCAATAATGATACCGACAATCGTATCGACTAGCGATGCCAACCAATCTACAACCGCTGTTAGAGTATTGGCAACTGTCATCATAGTGGTCACCAAATAGCCTGCCGACCCCATAATACGATTCGTCAGGGTTCGGATTCGCGAAAGAAGTGTTAGCATCACGCCGAATGTATTTCCAATCTTTCCAAATATATCGTTGATGAAGGATGTGACAAACGTAAGTAGTCCAGTAGCCATAGACCGCAGGCTACCGAACTGATCAATAACCTTGTTGAGGACCTTCGTAAATTGTCCAAAGAACATATGAACGGCTTCAAGCGCCCTCGAAAACACCTGTGATGCAAACGATGTAGAGCAGTACTGGAGATTCTCAAAGACAGACGTAGAAGGATCGATGACATTGACGAATGGCATGTACAGCGGATTACAGCGCTTCGCTACCCATGTGAGTTTGATATCCTCTAGATTCGCTTGGACAACACCCCACATGATGATGCCCAAAATAACAAGAGGTCCCGCCACGACCGCAATTGTCGCGAGGATGTCCATTATACTACGATTGGTTCTTTTTGAACTTCGTTATCGCGCCAATCATGGATGTCATCCAACGGGACTTCATGATCGTCTAGAATCATGGTTTCTCCGCGGTCGGAATAGACGCCTAGACATCCCTTTTCTGTCAGGAACTGGATACAGCGAGTCTTGTTCTCTGATGGGGTTCCGCTGAGAAGCGGCTCTACGCCGCGCTGAGTGCGAACCCAGGTTCCCGTAGCAAATGTGACTCCGCGGTAGGTGGAGGTAGATTCAACGTCGTGATGGAGAACTCCGATGACCCTATCTCCGTACCGAATATAATCCCCAACCTTGATATCTTCTGCCTGCCGCAGAGCTCCCGTATCTGTGATGACCAGTGTTCCTGGGGTTACCCCCGTATAACGGTACTTTAGAGGGTTGGTGGTCTTCTGCTCAGAGTGAGCGGTTCCGTAGTACTCTTCTACCTTCCGGAAGAACTCGGACAGAATGCGGGGATTATCGGTCTCTTCATAATCCATGAACAAGCTATCACCAATCGGGATCGTATGCTTCTCAGTATTGAGGCATACAAGTGTCCCGTACGACTCTGCAAAGATCGCATGTGGATGATCTTCTACGCGAATCCACTTGCCCTGATACAAGACCTTGTGGTTCGCACTGACCACCGCCTTGCCAAGACGGCACATTGGGGTTGCGCGTCCATCAAAGCGCATTGTGCTCTTCACCATCTGTCCATCTGAGAGACGCATACCTGGCTCTACGCAGATGATTGGCATGTATCCATGATCGGTCATTACGGGGGTAGAGGATCGGAAGCAGAGGAAACGAGCTGCATTTCCAATGGGTCCATTTGTTACGCTTTCTCCAGTATAGATTCCAGTACTCACAATATTCATCATCACAGCAAACACCCCGATCATGCGGTTCATCAGGGTGCGTACGCGATTTACCATCTGAAGTGTCGTCCCGAACGTGTTCTGAATCTTTCCAAAGGTGCTGCGAATAATACCTAGGAACCCGTCCGATGCTCCCGTGACCAGCTCGCGCATGCTGTTCATAGAATCCAGAATTTTATTGATAATACCCGTGAGGATCGCAAAGTTCTTGTAGATGGGATCCATGATGAAACCAGCATACTTATTCACAGACTGCATGGTGCAGTACATGAAGTTCTTTCCGATATCTGAGCCGACCGCTCCCGCCATGGGCATATAAATAGGATTGCAACGATAGGTTACCCAATTGTCTTTGATCTCTTGTAGGCGTGACATGCCATAGGCATATAGAAACCCGAACGCCGCAAGTAAAGTGGCAATCAAAACCACTAAAACGGATACGAGGTCCATCCTTACTCTCAGAGGGTAAAAACAGATTGGTTAAAATGCTCTCCACGAAGACTCTCGCTGAACTTAAGAAGCTGGCTAAGGGTCGCGGTATCTTCCAATACTACATCCTACCCAAGGAGCAGCTCATCGCCCTACTGGAGATGCCCGAGCTCCCCACCAAGCACAAGATGAAGAAGATGACGATTGTCCAAATGCGGGCTCTCGCCAAGGAGCGGGGTCTGCGGGGGTTTTGGGAACTTTCCAAGAAGGACCTCACCCGCGTTCTATTTCCGGAACACCATGACGCTGTCGAGAAGACTGCCGCGCATCAACAGGAGGAGGATCACAGCAAGGCAGCTGAACATGAGGATCCACAGAATCAGCACGCCAACAATGTAGGGGTAGAGCTGGTGGAAAATGCGTGAAAGTAGGGGCTTAATCACCTGGATTTCAATGAAGGAGTGAGTCTCGGGTCGGGCACTGAAGTCTAAGACGTCCTGGAAGATGTTGTCGAAGAAGCCGCCACCCTGCTTTTTCTCCATAATTTTGTCTCTAAAGCAATATAAATCTGCTATGAAGTTTTCCCAGTCCAATATGCTTCGCCTCGGTGCAGTCGCTCTGGGAATTGTCTTCCTCGTGGTCGTCGTGAATGGCTATTCCGCGTCCAAGTTCCTAGGTGAGGGCCTGGAGGTCGGTGGCCTGGAGCCCCAGGGACCCCTGTCCAATGACCCGTCCTACCCCGCGAACCCTAACCCCCATGTGGAGGGCGGCAACGAGAAGCTGACAATGCAGGGAGAGACTCGCCACCCTACGGGCCAGCAGACCTATTCCCAGACAGTGCTGTCGCCCGAGGAGCTGCTGCCCCAGGGAGGCCTCGGTGCGTCGTGGGCGGCCACCAACCCCGTTGGCATGGGTGACCTGAAGGGCCAGAACTTCCTCTCGCCCTCGTACCACTACGGCATCAACACGGTCGGCCAGTCCCTCCGCAACGCCAACCTCGATGTGCGCTCGGACCCCCCGAACCCTCGTGCCGCCGTGTCGCCCTTCCTGAACTCCACGATTGAGCCCGATCTGTTCCGCCGCGAGCTGGAGATCGGCGAGGCGGGTGTTGGCGCGAAGTAAGAAGTGTGTGTAGATGAATAATGAGACCCGAGTTCGTCGCAATTACGGTTGCTATGATGGGTTACCTGGGATACCTCTTTATAAGCGGCGACCCCGGAAATCTAACAACTGTAGAAGGACATCGAGTTCAAGACCTACCGGGCAAGGACGAAGCCGCCGAACGTATTGCCAAGGTCAAGCAGAATATCCAGAAGATTGTGAGTCTCTACAAACAGGATGAGTATGTAACGGACAAGCCTACCCAGCTTCTTGTGGAGCGCTATCGTCCCGACAGTATCCTGGAGAACTCGGTGACCTCCAAGGACACATCATACTCGGAAAACAAGGGAGAAAAGATTGTGATCTGTCTCCGAGACAAGAATGATCCTCCTGCCTACCCGTTCGTGGATATGAACACGGTGATGTTCGTGGTTCTACACGAGATGGCGCATCTCATGACAGCAGAATTATCGTCAGGAAAGCACACCCCAGAGTTCTGGGCGAATTTCCGGAGATTGTTGGAAGATGCGTCTCGTATCGGGATCTATACCCCTGTCAATTATGCCAAGAGCCCCGTAGATTACTGCGGGATGAAGATTACTGACAGTCCGTTGTAGGACCCTTTGTCAATGTAGAGATGTCTGAACACGCCTGTTCAGACTGTTTCCGATCCTGAAGCTGCTCGGTAGTCTTAACGAGCATCTTTTTAGGATCTGTCGCATAGCTCCTTTCCGAGCCACGAAGAATAGCCTTGCGGTTTGATGAGAGTAGCATACTTGAATCTACGGCTGGTCCCTTTCCCTTGATAGATTGTTGCATTAATTTTACACGATAGGAAATAATGTCAGAGGAGGTAACTCTGCAAGTCGAAAGGCCAGATGAATTTTCGTTGGCCATGACATTCTTTACAGATGACACCATTGAAACCGTCAAGACCAAAATTGGAAAGATTGCAGGACTGCACCCTGACCGCCTGCGCATTTATGTCCAAGAGGAGTTTCCAGGGGATTACTATGCCGCCGACTCTCGTCGATGGGAGAATCTTTTTCTGCGTATGTCGGCCGAGGGTAAGCCGATACGTAAGGCGCTGGAGCAGTATAATACTCTCCGCCAGCCCCCGCTCTCGTTTCAGGGAGAGATCACGAAAACAGACTGGATGGCGATTGATCCCGCTGTCAAAGAGTCATTCAAGGAGTACCGTATCCTAGGTCTTCCCGAAGATCGCTCATGGGTTCTTCCACTCAACAATGCAGAAGATCCCGAGTACCTTCCTCCTTCTGCTCTCGTCGCTGTTGATCAAAAAATGCTGTTTAAGACTCTCCATTCCAATCCTGTTCATTTCCACGTCGTACCCATCACCGAGGGAATGCCTTCCAAGCGTCAGCTCGTCTATTTCCCCCGCTATTCATCTGCGACTCCTGTTCTGGTTAGCTCTGAAATCCTGAGGCAGACGGAGACGCAGGACAATATCGTGCGCGTCATTTCCGATCTGGGAGCTCCTCGTCCAGACGCATCCTCGGTGCAGTCCATTCGCTGGAAGCTTCCGCTCGTAAAGACTCGGGTTGGGGGATCCGTCCGCAACAAGTTTGAGCAGATCTTTTACGGAACAACAGTCAGTGAAGACACACCCGTGGTAAGCCTTTTCACTAGCCGTCTAGAACAGGCGCGTCACAAGTTTTTTACAGATGATTCGCGTAAAAAACCCTTTCTAGATCTGCGTCTGTGGGCACACTGGTGGCTGAAGACCAAGCCAAACAAGAGCAAGCCTGCTCTCGTGTTTTACCGCGGAGATGCACGTGAGTCGTTTGATCGTGTAACTATGACCTCTACCGAACTAATTGTCAGCTGTGCGCGTCACGGAGAGGACGGAACATTCAAGGCTCCCGATCTTCAGAAGACGGCAAAAGAGTTCCTCCTCTCCATCGACGGTCTCGCAACCTTCGTGGATCCTCTAGATTATGCTGACGAGCGCTGGGTTGTCCAGGATACTACGGTAGAGCTTCGGTACGCCTCTGAACTAGCCGAAGCGGATCTCCGCCGACTAGATTGTCTTCGCGGACTCTTTGAGATGTCCGATCCCGAAAAGCTGAAGTTCAACTTCCTCCGCGCAGACCAGACCAATGATATCGGAATGACCGCCGATGAACTCGCGATTGTTCAGTTGCTGACTGATATGCCTAATCCTACTCTTGCCGATGTGATAGACCGTATCCCCGGGACACCCGAAAAGGAAGCAGCCGCTATCCTGGCAAGGGTCAAGGCAGAAATCAGTTTGCATCCCGAACTCCTGGACCGCAAGATGACGAATATGCCCCAGTTCCATCTCACTGCCAAGAACACTCTCCTGACTCACGCGAACGATGTAGAGCGTCTTTCTGTGTATGCTAGTTCTCTCCGTCATATCCTGATGCACCCTAACATCGAGAAGCTGGATGAGGTCTGTCCGCAGCGACGAGAGACGGTAGAAGCCGTAGTGGCTCCAGTCCCTGTGCGGGCAGAAAAGGCGGTTGCCAAGGTCGATGATGATGACGACGACGATATCTTTGCCGCTGCTGCTGCTCTCACTGGCGGTCCGCGTGTCGTAGCTCCAGCCGCTGCTCCCGAAGCAGCACCAAAGAAGGCCAAGACCATCAAGGCTACCGGTGTCACCACCACCCTCAAAAACTATATTATCACTGAGCTCCGTGGTTTTGACCCTGACACCTATGACCCCGACGATCCAGCTATCCTGCAAAAGTGCGAGAAGCACAAGCAACCCATCATCCTCCCTAAGGACCGCGCGACCGAACTGAAGGGGACGCCGTATGCCCCGCCCGAAGATCGTGCGCAGGAAGTCACAGATCCCGATGGTCTAGTGATTTGTCCAGAGTACTGGTGTACCGAAGATCGTATCCCTCTGACCAAAGATCAGCTGGATGAAGCAGGGGGAAAGTGCCCGGTCTGCCACGGAAAGATTCGGTCCAGCGATCCGGCCGAAGAGGCTACCCAGTCAATTACCGAGTACCCCGTACTCCAGCGAAATGGTAAGCACGTCTATGCAGGTCTGATTGCCTACAAGTCCAAAAAGAACGGAAAGCAAATCCCCTGCTGTTATGCGACACCGCAGAAGAAGCTGAAGGAGAAGACGGATATGACATCTGTAGAAGCCTTCTATATCCTCGGTCTCTCAAAGAACCCATCCGAGAAGCGTCTGGCATACATTCCTCCTGATATCCTGCGCGCGACAGGTATTTCTGTGGATTACAAAGTATTCAAAGACGCCAAGGATCGCATTCAGTCCAACCGTGCTGGGTTTTTCCGCGTAGGGATGGGACATGCGGCTACCACGCTCCCCGAAGTCCTGAACCCCAAAAAGCCAATCACGATTGAAGGACCGCTTAAGAACCCTGAAGCGACGATTCGGTGCTCGTTCTTTCGTTCGTGGAACCGCGAAGATATTGCTCATACCATCGAGGGACACTCGGACAAGGTAGCAGCTCGTGTTGCATCGATTGACAAGGCATTTGATGAAGGAACTCTCTCGGCGCTACAGGAGCTTGAGTATGCCTGCCATGTATCAGAGTGCTGGGCGTACATTCTGTTTGTGAATCCCGAGGGACCTCCCACAACCGAATGTTTCATGAACACCAACACCATTCTCCGCCGGGACCGGGCTGTAGCTGTTGTCGTGTATCCGAACGGATCAGCAGATTACCTGTGCCACGTATCACATAGCAAGCGGAAGCCGGTGTATAATGCCAACATCGCTCAACCACCCTTCGACAAGAAGGTACGTGAGCGACTAGAAGAGGTGCGAGAGACGGCATGTGGTCAGGGAGTAATCCCAACAATTGAGAATGCAGACGCATTCATCCAGGAAACACTGCGCAAGTCGCCTGGGGATATCCGCGTGATCCTAGACCCCTACGAGCGCGCACAAGCATTCATGATTCCCGGACAGATTATTGTGCCGTTTCGCCCCACATCCCAGATCCCACCTGCAGGGATGATTTATGGTCCTCGTCTGAAAGGATACGCTGATGTGCGTTCTTCAGACTACCCCGAAAAGTACAAGATGATTGCTTACCTCTCCCAGCTAGCTGAGATTCATCCGGGGTATGAGTATGGTCATGAACTCACAAACATCAACAAGGAGGAAGTTGAACTGATTACTCGGTCTGGTCTGCGTGTTCCTGTCAGTGGGGGGTCAGGTGTCCCTGACAGCACGCCAGGAGAAATCATTCAAACGGTGAGTTCCGAGAACGAAGATACTCTCGTGAGCGTCGTTCCTGACTCGGAGTCTGTGAAAGCCTCGCGCGCTGTTACCTATGAAGCTGAAGTGTTTGATTTTCTACTTTACCAACTATCTCGCGATCTCCAAGACCCAACATATGGGACTCTTCGCGATCTTCTGGCGGATCCCAAGCACAATCTAGACAAGCTGCGGGAGGAGCTAGCCGACTGGTTTGGCGATGCTGTCCATGTCTCGTCGGCCACAGATATCCCAGGGTTTTACAAGAAACTCCGGAAGCCGTGCCGTGGTCAGGGAGCCGCTGATTGCAAGACGTCATCTCTGTGTCACTGGGATGGTGCATCATGCCGCGTAGAAGTCAAGAGTGCTCGGAAGACGCTGGAGAAATCCGCTCTTTTGTCCCGCCTCCTCTCTACCCTTGCAAGCAATGACAAGATCCGGAGCATTGTTTTGGACAACCGTATGTCTGCGTTTTTCAGCAGCGTGCTCTACCTCGTTCTGCCTCACGAGGTGATTCTGTCCGACCAAGATGTAGCTACCTCAATCAAGCAATAATTTGTAAGATAGAGTATAAATGGCTGACGAAATTGCTACAGGAGGAGCTCACATGCGCGCGGTTGGTTCTCGCGCCTCGGTTATGCACGGACTCGCCCACCACACGCCCGGTGGTCTGACCAAGAAGCACCTCAAGTACAACAAGTACGGACGGATTGTTTCGGCCCGCAAGTCGGCTCTGGCGAAGAAGAAGGGCACTCTCCGCAAGTGGGAGAAGAAGACTGGACACCGCTGGACGATCAAGAACGGCAAGCCTGTCAAGGTCAAGCACGGCAAGAAGCACCGCGGTGGTCAGGACGCGGAGGCGGAGGCGGTAGCGGAGGAGGAGGTTGCGGCTGCGTAAATAGTGCTTAGAGACATTGTCTCGTATTTAAGTATAAAACATGTCGGAGCCCGTAACAATCCCCTCAGATGCTGCTGTAGTCCCTGTGCCCGAGCCTGTCCCCGCTCCGGCTCCGGCTCCGGCGCCTTCCGCGACCGAGGCTGTCAAGGCTGCCGTCGTAGATTTCACTAACAAGTCCGATCTGCTGAAGTATGTTCTGAAGACGATCGCGGAGGTTGAGATCCTCGCTGATCGGTCGGATGAGGACAAGGCGAAATTCATTGTGGAGGAGGTCAAGAAGGCGATCCGCGACTCCCCGCTATCCGAACAACAGAAGACCGATCTTGCTGGATGGTGCGATGTGACGCTGCCTTACGTGGTGGAGGTTGTCAAGCTCGTGAAGGCGGAGGCGGGTAAGATCGCGGTTGTTGCGCTTGCAGAAGTGAAGAAGTGCTGCCCTTCGTGGTTCGCGAAGTCTAAGTAAAAATGGGTCTAACAATTCTATCGTAAAGAAACAACATGGCTGAGATTGAGAATATCTTGCGCAAGTACCGTTCGTCATCTCGTGGGTTTATTAGTGATCCGTCAGCAACTCCGTTCAGTCGGATAATGGTTGGTGCCGGCTTTTATCTGAACCCTATCTTTGTAGCCGTGAGAGGTATTACACACATCATCAATTGTGCGGATGAGAGCGCGTGTCCCCTGTGGGCAAAGAAGTATATAGGAACAAACTATGTGTGCCTAGATGCTCCCGATATTGAAGGGTACCCTATCATAGCTTCGCACTATCAACAGTTTGAACAGGCGATGGACAGGTTTCTCCAGGATCCCGGGTGTCGAAACGTGTTTGTGCATTGTCACGCTGGCATGAACCGCTCTGCAACGCTGGCGGCTGCATACACAGCAAGAAAGTTCAGGGTTCCGTTAGACCGAGTTGTGGATACGATGGGACGTCAGCGTCCGTGTATCATGACAAACAATTCGTATAAAGAACAGCTCGCAAAATTTGCTTCTACCCCAAAAGAATAATGTGGAGCGGTATCCAAGATTCAATTGCGGCCGCCAACGACAATCCGATCAAAGCTGTCAATTCGGGTATGGATGTTGTCTTGGGTCCGTCCTTTGATTACCTCCAGACCATCCAGTCTCCTAAAAGTTTGAATGTCGGTGACCGAGGCGATATTGACCAGATTTTTACTAACGTTGGCGCTATTCGAACATATACAGATCGGCTCATTCGAGGACCAAAGACAGGAAATCAATTTTTCCGCGATACGGGTGGTCTATGCAAAGCTCCAGGTGGAGGACTCGTGCAGCGTTACACGTGGGTGAATAACAAGCTTGGAATGGACGATGCAGCAGGGATCCTGGGAGACAGTTTTGCAAATGCAGTCCAGGGCAGTGGGTTTGATGGTCTGATTCCTGGTGCTGGTGGTGATATTGCGGCTCTGAATCCTCTGAAAATCATGAACGGAATGGTTCTTGATGGTGTCCCGAAGTGTAAGGCCTACACGTGCAGTATCACAAATGTTGTCACGGGTGCAGATAGTGGCGAAGAGACACGTTTCATTACGCCCTCTCTGGAATTCAATCTGCGTGGATGCCGAGAAGCCGATAACCAGGCAGCGCGTGAGGCAGCGGCTGTTAAAGAATACGCCCAGTGGAAGAACGGGTTTGACAAGAGCGAAGAGGCGCGCAAGAAGAAGGAAGCGGCGGAAGAGGCGGCTTTGAAGGCAGGTAAGAAGGAAGGGTTTGATGGTGACGTTCTAGTCAAGTACGATTCGGGTCCAGCCATTCTTCTGGGCCTGGCATTCCTTGCGTTATTTTTCGGACTGGCGACGCGCCGAACGAAATAACAACTTACGAACTCTCGGAGAAGAACAACAACAATGTCATCTGACGTATTCAAGGTGAAAAAGACGCGTGAGGTAAGTTCTAACAAATCAAAAGACCCAATGGGGACTCTTGATTCGTTGCATGAAAAGTATGTCGGAGAGCTGCAGGAGAAGACATCCGAAAACAGTCTCGTTAAAATGCGGACGGATCTGAAGCAGCTAGAGGCGCAGCTAGCAGAACCGTTTAATCCATTCAAATTTGAAGATGTTATGCGAAACACCAAGTTGTCTGCTCAAGTAGATGCTTTAAGGACTGAGATTTCTAATGCAGAAGAGAAGACGGATATTCAGTCGTACTATTTGGAATCTGGCGATATCATGTTGGATTACTATGCCCAGACAGTAAAGAAGACTGTGACCAAAATTGAGTGCGGAACGTTTGATAAGCTGTTCTCGGCGACCGAGACAGCGATTGGACCATCCAAGAAGCGCATGTTTGATGAGTACTTATCTCGTCGTGGTCTGTCCAACGGTCTCAACGTGTCGGAGAATGCCGAGTATATCAAGAAGATGGCTGAGCACTGTGCCACGTGCAATATCCCCCGAGAAGAGATTACGGCCGAAGGTATTCTCGTCTGCCCCAAGTGCGGCTCCGAAGAGTATTCTCTGGTGGTCAGCGACTTCCCGAGCTTCCGGGATCCTCCGAAGGAGCGCAACAATTATGCCTACAAGAAGCAGAACCACTTGAACGAGATTCTGAACCAGTTCCAGGCAAAGGAGAGCACGGAGATCCCCGAAGATGTGATGAACGAAGTTATCTGCGAGTTGCGTAAGCGCCGCATTGACAATATCGCTCTCTTGACCGAGCAGAACATTCGCGAGATCTTGAAGAAGCTTGGACGGAACCGGTACTACGAGCACGCAGCTCATATTCTGTCGCGTTTGAATGGAAATCCGCCCCCGACGATCACCCCCGAGATCGAGGACAAGATCCGTGCGATGTTCCAGGAAGTCCAGGCCCCATATCTCCTCTACTGCCCCGACGAGCGTCGTAATTTCCTGTCGTATTCGTATATCATTTATAAATTCCTGGAGCTCTTGGAGCTGGATGAGTATAAGGTCCATTTCCCTCTGTTGAAGTCACGGGACCGGCTCATTCAGCACGATACGATTTGGAAGAAGATTTGCGAATACTTGCAATGGGAGTTTATTCAAAGCATTTGAGGGACTCGGGAATTTATTCAGAGTATTTAGACAATGGTAAGCCGGCGCAAACATAAAGTAAAACGCAGGGTTCGCACACGTAAGGCGGGACAAGTGCGTCAGTCTCTCCTGAATGACATCGTGCGTCTGAAGCCTGTTCAACTACCGCCTGGACAGACACCAGTGATCACAAAATCAGACTATGGGCTTATTTCAGAACATCACGATGTAGTGCCAGATGTTCCTCCATCGTATCCAACTCTCAGCGTCTCGTCGCAGGAAGATACTGTCAGCACCCCCGAAGCATCTCCGCTCCCTGCTCCCCGTCCTCGCGTAAAAGTTGTCCCCACATCACGGAAGGTCGTTCCCGCTGGACGCCGGGGCCGAGGCAGGCGCTATACACGCAAGATGTGATGTTCCAGAGTACCATCCATTCTTCCCGTTATGCACGTCCATAATAGATTTTAGAGCATACTCGTACGACTTTCCAACCGCCTCCAAGCTGTACTTCGATACTGCACGCTCACGAATATACATCCTATTAAACTTTCCGTCTAGTGCCATCTGGATCCCCAGACAGTAGTCGGCAAGTGTATGACAATGCAGCCCCGTCTTGAAGGGTTCCACCGTCTCCGTCTGCGCACCCCAATCGCCAGTCACTACCGGTGTCCCGCACAACTGAGCTTCTACAGCTACCCCGCAAAAAGGTTCAACCCACTGTGTCGGTGCCAGGAGAGCAGAGAGACTTCCAAGATAGTCCGATCGCTCGGCACCGTGGATAGGAGCCTTATACTTGATATTAGGGCACTTGAGATAGGGGGTAGGATCACCTTGTCCGCACAGAAAGAAGGTCACGTGCGGCATCCTCCTGGCAACTTCAACAATCAGATGACATCCCTTTCCTTCGTTGATTCGTCCAAAGAACCCAACTCCGTTTGGGATAGGATTCAGGGACAGCTTCCACTCAGAGACATCGAAATAGTTCGGGGCAATAAACCAGTAATTCTGCGGACTCCTGTTTTCTTTCGCAAGAGCTGTGTGCATCCACGTATGGCTCTCGAAGATACGATAGTTACGGTAGGAGTCAGGGTAACCGATCCCGCTCTCGACTGCTACCATATTGAGACCTTCTAGCGCAACATCGTGGGCACGTCCAAATGGTAGGCAGACAATATCAGTCTCTGGAGATCGGTAGTGTTTCGGAATGATTTCCCTCAGACGGAGATTGAACTCGCGGTACAGGGGAGTATCCCAGTTCCCCAGGTTTCCAATATACTGCGTAGGATCCTCCAGCCTTCGCACAACCTCATCATGAGGCACGTCGGGATGGAGTTTCTTGTACGACAAGACACGAAAGATATCCCACTCGTCACGCGTCATTAATTCAATGTCCCGATCAGCTCCTGAGTCAGATCCCTGTACGCCGTAATGAAACACTTCAAACCCACGCGCACGCATCATGGGAGCAAAGCGTTTGACCTTTCCGGTAAAAGCACAATGACTGAAGTCCGACGTGGTGACCGTATGCGGAATAGCCAGCATATGAAGACGAACAGTAGGTGGCATTACTGCTAATTGATGGCGTTGGTGTAAGCGCTTCAAGAACGAGCGCCAATGCGGGCTCACCCGTTCAAACGTACAGTTCTCCATGACGTAGTCATACTGCTCCTTCGCAAGGCTTATCATCTTTTCGGGATTAGAGGAAAGATCCTGAAGAATGCTAACAGCTTCTTCGAATGTATTAAACTTCGGTCCAGGGATATTCGCAAAGTTTCCTACACGCGTTCCAATCACTGGAACACCAGATACCACGGCTTCGTAGGGAGGAAGCGGACCACTTTCGGTCCAAGGTTCAGGACCACTGGTCACAACCAGTATATCTACCGTATGGTACCACTCCTTGACCTCATCAAACGTAAGCTTCGTAGCAAACGACAGAGGGATGCCCGATGCGTCCGAAATACTCTTCGCCATCTCTGGACGCTTGCGATATGTCTCTGCGCCGCACCATCCCATAGTCTTCAAAGTTCCGTCTCGCGGGACATAACGGAACTCCGATGGTTCCACTCCGTTGGGAGTCAGTCCGACATTGACGTGGGAGGGAACAAACTCCTTTAGCGTGGGGCTTGTGATCGTGTATAAATATGCATCTGAGAATCCAGGGCGAAAATCTGGATATCCATGAGCAATATACGCGATCTTGGACGCATACTTTCTGTGCAGCGCTTCCACATGATCATAGGCGCAAAACGTCGCCAAACAGATATCTGCATTCTGAATATACGTTTCCATCGTCTTCACTTCATAGGCGTACTTAAACTTGAACTCGTCGGTGAGATACTTTTCAATTCCGCGATGAACGCGTCCAATAGACCAAAAAGGATCATTGAACAGAAAGACATGAACGGGTTCGCTGCTGTGACGCACGATGGTATCATTTCCCCGATGAACGACGCGATATCCAAGCGTCTTGAGAAACTTTAGACATGCATCTACCTTTCCAGACGACTGAAGCTCGTTGGTTTCAAAGCGAATAGTTTTGGGTCTGACAGAGCAGTCGGCGAGAGAACCTAGGATCACAGTATCGTGTCCTTCCGTATCAATTTTCAAGTAATCGCACTCTGTGACATCGTTCTCTTCGAAAATCTGCCGAAGTGTTTTCACCTCCACGGATTTGCATTCAATCAGCGGACTATCACGACCCAGAAGTTCAATTGCCTTGGGATGTGGGGATCCCACACAGCTGCAACCGCGCATCCAGTCTGGAAGATTCTTTTCGGCGATTGTTTCGGGTGTCACATAATACACATCAAGAGTCCCTGGGTGATCAGATACTGCACAATTGATCTTTGTCACACCTAGTTTGTCTGGGAGCCGATCGAGGTAGAGCTTTACGGGTTCAATGGACAGACCCCGCTCATCCGTCGCTAATTGGAGTTGTGTATCAAAGTCTGATGTTCCAATCTCGATGAAATTGAACTTCATGAACTATATGGTAGGAAAACGGATGCTTAAACGCATCTACGTGTAGAATCCTAAGTAGTTTAAAATGAAGCCTCGTTTCTCAGCCTCTGAAGTTGCCGGTATCCTTGGCCGCAATCCATACAAATCCAAGAATGAAGTTCTCCTGAAGGTTCTATCGTCACTGCCAAAGTTCAAGACGCTCATCCTGGGAGTCAAGGAGTCTATGGGCGCACGCACCGACCGCGAGATCGTAGATCAGGCGTCGCCAGCCACTATGCGTGCCATGTGGAACTCGGTTGATGTTGCCTGCAAGGCTACGACTGATAAGGAGATGGAGAGCGCAATTCAAACGTTCAAGACAACGCATATCCAGCAGGTTGTGCAGGAAACACTGGAAGGTAAGCGCCCTGTCACTGAAGCCCTCAAGGAGGTGGTGAGCAAGATCGCATCTGGCCAAACGACTGTGGCTGCTGCTGCATCCAATCCCCAGGTAGTGGCGCATGTGGAGAGCACGCAGGAGCACCAGGTACTGGCAAGCGAGATTCAGAAGCGCCGTGGGACCAAGTTGGAGGATAAGGCTGAGAACACGTATGCTGCTGAGACGGGCAAGGAGGTGACCGACCGCAATACATTTGTGGAGTTTGAGTGTCCCGAGTATCGCCTTATCGGGTATCTGGACGGTCTGCAGGATGGGAAGGTTGTGGAAACGAAGAATCGTAAGAGGTTCTGGAACGTTCCGCCAGCCTATGATTTCGTCCAGCTGCGGTGTTACATGTTCATGAAGGGGAAGAAGGATGGCGTGCTCCTCGAGAACTTCCCCGGTAATCCTCCTCGCACGACCAGCGTACCCTGGAACGATGACGCGTGGATGGATATCCACGAGGGTCTCTGCAATGTAGCACGTACAATTGCCAATATCACTGATGAGGATGTTATTTCTCTGGCGCGAACTGTCTTCCGCTCTGCTTGAAAATCTTTAGGCTCAAAGTATAATAGACACATGAGCCAGCGTCCGATGGGTCCTCCTCCTACTGATCTCCCTCCTCCTCAGCCGTCCAATGCCATCGCCAACCAGATGGCGAAGGACCGAGGCGCGGGAAACCCTGCTACCCCCTCGACCCCTGTTGTCGCGATTCCTCCTCCTACGGGTTCAAAGATGTCGATTGGCAAGTCGCTTTTTAACTCTGTCGGTGGCATTGCCCTGCTTGTCTTTGGAAGTCTCTGGACAATTTTTGGCATTGTCGGGTTTGTGATGTCCCTCATCTGCTTCGGATACACCGGGTCGGTCGGTGAGAAGCTGTTTGGTCTCCTGGCTTCCGTCATGATGGGACCCTTCTACTTCATCTACTACTTTTCCAGTGGCTCGTACTGCAAGAAAATGCCACCCACTCTATTCTAATGGAAGAGCTGCTGCGGCTCCTAGAGGACCCGGAATGCAGTATTGAGAGGGTCGAACATCTCGCAGGGGATCTTCTCCTTATTGACCATATGTATCCAAATTTTGACAACATCGCAGTGCTGCAGAGCAAGGGGTATGCGGTCTATTCCACGGACAAGTACGGAACCCGGTGGTGCAATGTGATCATCGAAACAGCGGATGCCCGGATATATACGCACGGCTAGATTAGATAAAACGGACCCATGAGTTCCCTTCTGACGACACAGAACAAGAAGAGGAAGAATGCTAAAGATTTGCGATATTAACCAGGCTCCCGAGGTCGAGACGTCTTATACGTTTCCTCTGGATCCTTTCCAGAAACATGCTGTTGCCGCTATCCAAGCTCGCGAGAACGTTCTGGTCACTGCCAAGACAGGCAGTGGCAAGACCCTCGTAGGCGAGTACCAGATCGAGTACTCACTCAAGCGCGGGGGGCGGGTGTTCTATACCACCCCCATCAAGTCGCTATCTAACCAGAAGTTCCACGATCTCAAACAGTTGTACTCCGCCCAGGGGGCTACGTCAGCCACTGTCGGGATCATGACGGGCGATGTGAAGTTCATGCCCCAGGCAGATGTGGTGGTGATGACCACCGAGATCCTACGCAATCTCCTGTTCAAGATCGGGTCATCGACCGAGGGCGTAGGGGCTACCGCTTCCCTTTCTCTAGACGGTGTTGAGGCTGTAGTCTTCGACGAGGTCCATTACTTCAACGACCCAGCGCGAGGAAAGGTGTGGGAGGAGTGTCTGATCCTCCTGCCACCGTCTATTCGCCTTGTCCTGCTCTCGGCTACGATTCATAGTCCAGACATCTTTGCTCAGTGGATCGGTGAAATGAAACAAGTTCCAATGCACTTGATCTCTACGCAGTACCGGGTTGTGCCGCTTGAGCATCGCGTACTCAAGAATCTTGTTATGGATGAAAAGGATGTATTCCATCGCGACGCTTACTCTAACTATCTGCGTTACCTGAAAAGCGTTGATGACGCGACCCGTCGGCACTCGGACGCGGTCAAAGCGCGTGCCGCCGACGATCCTTCAGTCGTTCGCGAACTCCGGTCCGACAGCTTCCTTCACCAAATGAACAATATGGTGGAGATGCTCCGGGTCGAAGAGAAGCTTCCCGCCATGTTCTTCGTGTTCTCGCGCAAGATGTGTGAGCAGTACGCTGCCAAGGTCAGCGATACCCTGATTGATGCGACAGAGGGTGCAGCCATCCAGAAGATCGTGCGCTTCCATCTCCATCGCTACCCTGGTCTAGAGATGCTTCCGCAGTACAACTCGTTGATGTCCCTCCTTGTGAAGGGGGTGGCATTCCATCATAGCGGTCTTCTTCCGATTCTCAAGGAGATCGTGGAAGTCCTGTTCTCCCGCGGTCTCTTGAAGCTGCTGTTTGCAACAGAGACGTTTGCGGTCGGGATCAATATGCCGACTAAGACGGTGGTCTTCACCAGTTACCGCAAGTACGACGATGCCGCGGACGGACTACGGATGCTGCGGACCGACGAGTATATCCAGATGGCAGGTCGTGCGGGGCGCCGCGGTAAGGACACGCGCGGCTTCGTGTATTACCTCCCTGACCGCAAGCCCGAGACGCTGGAGGATGTGCAGGCAATGATGAAGGGACAGCAGCAGTCCCTAGAGTCGAGGATGGATTTCCACTACGACTTCCTCCTGAAGTGCCTGCAGCAGGGAAAGGTGGGATGGATGGGACTGGTGAAGCAGTCGTACTGGTACGTTCAGCGCCAGATGGAGATTGAGTCCAAGACGGCTGAGCTGGAGACGATCAAGACACAATATGAGGGACTGGATCTCGCTGAGTTTGAGAAGCGTGATGCGTTTGAGACGACGATCAAGATGACGCAGAATGCGGAACGCAAGAAGGCACAGCAGGGTCTGGACAGCTGGAAGAATAAGCATGTGGGTCCCAAGTGGGAAGAGGGGTGGAAGCGGTACCGCGAATACAAGAAAACACAGGACTACCTCGTTCTCCTCCGAGAGAAGCTAGCTATCCTGCAAAACGTAGAAGTCCCTTTCCTGTCCAATCTCCAGCGACTCGGGTATGCGGAAGGGGAGACGCTCACAGAACTGGGTGTTCTTGCCTCGGAAATCAATGAGGGCAA